CTGTTGTCACGGCCCCGCCTGGAGGGATGCAGTGGCCTTGTTCAGGTGTGGGAGCATCGGCAGATAATTCTAGTTCGTACCAGATTAGTGGAACGCAGGGTTACCAGTTCGCAATGCGGATGTATGGCACCGGCGTGACCATGCTCAATTGCGATATCTGGGGTTTTGCAAATGGTCCTGATTTTCCCGGTGCTGGAGGAGTTATGCCGGGGCCATCCTTAATCAAGGATTGCTGGATACATGACGCCCGTGATCCAGCGGCTTTTGAAGATCATACCGATGGTCTCGGATATACGGATGGCAGCTCCGAGCCACCACAAAATGTCACCATCGATCATTGCACGATAGCATCATTTGCCAATACCAACGCCATTGCGTTTCAGTATATCCACGGAGGAAAGTACGACAACGTGGTCGTGAAGAATTGCCTGTTTACCGGGTTTAATCAATGCACCGATATGGGCGGCGATGGCACCGCACCAAGTGAAATACAGCCGTCTATGCAGAACTGCAGCTTTCTCGACAATACCTATACCTCTCACATTCAGATGCTGTTAAATTTTACGCGATACAACATACCCAACTTCAGCGAAGCATCCAATGTATGGAGAGGGAATAGATTTCAATTTATCCCCGGAACTTCTCGATACGCTTCTTTTGTGCCAGCATGGACATCTGCCGATGACGGTAAGTATGTCTGGCCGGACGGTAGCTTGAACGCCACGGATTATGTTGGCGGTGGCGGTGGCGGTGGCACTGTCGCCAACATCGCATTTGAGAGCGCGCAGACGCAAGGCGGCGTGGGTGCTACGTCTGGCTCGCTGATATTCACGGCAGCTTCTGCCGCTGGCAAAGAGCGTCTGGTGGCGCTCTGCGGCATCGCCAAAAGTGACATCACCACCACGACCTTCACCAGCGTCACTATCGACGGTCAGGCTGCCACACAAGTCGGCTCGACTATTCGCCAAGCCGACAGCGGTGGCAACGGTGCAGTCGTCGCCATGTTCCGTGCGACTGGCACATCCTCGACCACCGTCACAGTCGCCTTCAACGTCACCAGTACAGGCAGCGTCGGGTTGTTTGATCATCGCGGCGCGCTGTGGACGCTCACCAATGCAGGGACTGTGTTCGCCACAACCAGCGACGTTGCGGCTGGCACTGGCAATCTCGGCGATCTAGACCTGAGCATAAACACCACCACCAATGGCGTGACGGCGGCGTTCGCCATGCTCTACTCCACCAGCACTCGTGGCGTAACATGGTCCGGCCTGACCGAAAGCTACGACGGCACGACCGCCAACCTCTACTCTGGCGACTGGTTCAGCGCGGCCGACCTCAATGTCGGCTCGGGTTCGACGCCGCTGACGGTCACGGCAACGCTGCCTACGAATTTTGACAGCAATTCAGCGGTCGCTGCAATCGCAGTGTCGTTCAACCACACCTGAGTTTCGAGCGAGCCAGCCGGTAATCGGCCAGCAGCTTCGATGAGTGAGCCGCCCTCCGGGGCGGTTTTTTTATGAGGAAAGACGACAATGGTAGACGACGACGATCCCAACACCGCGCCAGCCGGAAACGCGCCAGCAGGTAATGAGAAAGCCGAGCCGCCTCCTGTCGAGCCGCCGCAGGACGAGCCGTCCGAAGGTGAGCAAGCAGAGACAAAGGCTGAACCCGAGGAGGAACTAGACCTCGGCGATGAGGCTGACGACGAGCAAGACGACGATGAGGGCGACGATGATAATGGCGGCGAAGATGTCTCACCGAAAGGTGGGAAACGCCTCCAGCGTTACCGAGAACAAGCGGCACGATTGAAGGCCGAGAACGAGGCGCTCCGCAGCCGTGACAACGGCGGCGTCCCCTCCGATCAGGCCCAGCTGCAGCGCGCACTTGAGTATGCCGTGCTGCAGAAGATCGGCGATCCGCCCCGCCAAGAGGACTTCGGCAACGACTACGTCGCATTCGCCAACGCCAAGCTGGCCTACGAGATCGATGCGCGACAGGTTTCGCGTGAGGTCCGCAGAGACTTCGCCACCGCGATCAAGACTGAACAGGATCGCGTGTCGGGTCAGGTTGCGGAGCACAAGGAACGTGTGCAGCGACTTCGATCGCGCGTGAAGGACTTTGACGAGGTGATGGCGCGAGCCACGCTCCCCGTCATGCCGCACGTCGAGCGCCTGCTGTTGGCGTCGAAGAAATCCGATCGTCTGACATACGTGCTTGGCAAGAACCAAGCAAAGCTCGCGCAGCTCAACCGCATGTCCTCCGAGGAAGCCGCCCGCGAAATCGGTCGGTTGGAAGGCCGCCTGTCTCTGCCGTCAGCAACCAGAACGAAGACACAGGCTCGCAAGCCGATCCAGCCCTTGAAAGGCAGTGGCGCAGCGCCGCCATCCGACACAGCCGCCGTCAATGCTCTGATGAAGAAGTATTACGGCGATCGTGCGTGATCGGCCCGAGCCGCAGCCCAATAGGAGCTACGGCAAATGGCTAACACGGTCCTAAATCCATCAATTATCGCCAAGACCAGCGTGCGACTGCTGGAGAATGAGCTGGTGATGGGCCAGAGGGTCTATCGCGGGTTCGAGGATGAGTTCGACAAGAAGATCAACGGCTACGATGTTGGCGACACCATCAGCATTCGTAAGCCGCAGAACTTCGCGGTTCGCACTGGTGCAACCGCTGTCATGCAGGACGTTACGGAAGGCAAGCTGAACCTCATCGTCAACCTGCAGCAAGGCGTCGATTTCAACTTCTCCAGCAAAGACCTCACCCTGAAGATCGAGCAAATCTCCGACCGCGTGCTGCGGCCAGCAATGATCCGTTTGGCCAACGCGGTCGATGTCTCGTTGATGAACCTGTACACCCAAATTCCGAACTGGACACGCCAGCCGGACACGGGTGCGGACAGTCCGATCGACAGCTTTGCGGAGTTCGCGGCAGCTGCAGAACGGCTCGATCAAAGTGCCGTGCCCGGAGACATGCGCTATGCGGTCCTGGCACCGGACAGCTACTGGGCGTTGGCTGGTAGCCAGACCACGCTGTTCGCGCCGACCATCACCACGCAAGCCTATCGGCGTGGCGAGATCGGCGACATCGGTGGCGTCGGTACCTACATGAGCCAGAACGTGCCGACGTTCACCGGCACGGCCGCACAAGGTGACACACCCACGGTCACCAACGCCGTGGGCACCAACCAGACGACCTACGATGCCGTCAAGAACACCGAAGGCACTCCCGGCATCTGGGGGCCTGCCACGGGCGGCGCTGGCACCGGTCTGGTGACCGGTGGCTGGACCTCCGGTGCGGTCGTCAAGGCAGGCACCGTGTTCACCATCGGCACGGGCGCAGGCGCAGTGCTTGCGGTCAATCCGGTGACGAAGGCAGTGCTGAACTACAAGCAGCACTTCACCGTCGTCGCTGACGTGACCGCGACCGGCGGTGCGGCCACGCTGACCATCACGCCGCCGATCATCCCGTTGACGGCAGCTGATGGCGCGCAGTGGGGCACGGTCAACATCGCCCCGGCTGCAACTGCGGTGATCAACGTCGTTGGCGACGCCAGCGCCAGCTATCGGCAGAATATGATGTTCCATCGCGATGCGTTCGCGCTGGTCATCGTGCCGATGGTCAAGCCGCCCGGTGCCGTCGATGTCTCGCGCGAAAGCTACAAGAGCACCAGCGTTCGCGTGATCCCGTACTATGACGGCACCAACGACGTGTCGAACTATCGCCTCGACATCCTCTACGGCGTCAAGGTGATCGACAATCGTCTTGCGGTGCGCATGGGCGGCGGCAGCGCCACGCTCGGCAATCCCGCAACCTAACGTCCTGCAACAACGGCCCGTGCGGCTCGTCTCATCCGAGGCGGGCCGCTTCATTTATCGAGAGGAGTTCAACGATGGCGAAGAAGCCAGCTGAGACGAAAAAGCGCAAAGGCACGTCGCCTGCGCCGAAGCCAAAGACCACTGCAGAGGGCGAGAACGAAGCCGTCCTCGGCGAAGTCTCGATCCCGGTGCAGTGCTCCGTCAGTGTTCTCAATACGTCGAGCTTTGACGAGCTGGTGATCGAGTGGAGCTGCCTCGGCCTATCCGAGGAGCCGGACAGCATCAAGGAAATCTCTGGCAATGCCTGGATGCTCGATAGCGATCGGCAACCGGCGACCGACGACGAAGGCCTGCACGTCTTCTTCAAGCCGGCGCTGCAGGCTGGCAACTACGGCTTCCAGTTTGTCTTCACCTACAACAGTGCGGTCGAGGCGCGCACCGCCGAGCCGAAGAAGGTGGAGCAACTGGAAAAAGAGCGCGCTGAGTTCGAAGGCGCAGAGGCCTAACCAATGGCCCAGACACGCCGTCAGCTGATCGACAAGGTGCTCGATAAACTCGGCGTGCTTGTGCCTGGGCAGGCCCCCGGCGATGAGGCGGTGAGCAGGGTCGACAGCTATGTCGACCCCTGCTTCGCCCAGCTCGCGGCGGAAGGCATCGTCTATGTCGCCGACGCCGGCATCCCCGATCCGCCCAGCGGCGGCCAGATTGAGGACGCTATCTCCAATCTGCTCGCCGACTACATCGTCTGGGCGTGCGCGGGCGCGTTCAATCTCGCCGACAACGCCAACCTCAAGCTCCTGGCCGATCAGGCCGAGAGCAAGCTGCGCATCATCGGCCGTCCTGCCTCGACGCGGCAGACGCTACGCACTGATGCCGCCCTGCGCGGCAACAACTGGCGTGCGCCGGTCGGCAACTTCTCGCGAGGCTCCTGATGCCGCTCGGCACAATCCAGATACCGTTCCCCGACAGCACGATGCCGGGGACGCCAGGGCATTTTCAGGAGAGTGGCGGGCGCATCATCAATTCGTACCTTGAGCCGCTCGGCCCCGCTGCACCATCGGTGGTGATCTACCGGCGTGCGCCAGGACTGCGCACGTTTGGCACGACTGTGCGTTCCGGTTTTCGCGGCGGCATTCAGGTCGGCGGCAGTTTCTACGCCGCCTTCAACAATCGCTTGGTGACACTCACCGAGGCTGGCGGTGCCGCCGCCGATGTCGGCGCATTGTCGGGCACCGCGATCGGCTTCTTCGCGCGCAACAACCGCGTGGGGACGCCGCCGATCCCGGCGGCCTGGATCACTGCGCATGCCTACTTCATCGATGACTTCGTGCTCCAGGGTGGATCACAGTATCGCTGTATGATCGCTCACACCTCTGGCACCTTTGCAACCGACCTAGCGGCAGGAAGGTGGTTGCTATTCACGCCGCAAACCGGGCCGGATATTGTCTTTGTCGATCCTGACGGCAACACCGCAGTCATCAATGGCACGACCATTAGCGCGCTTGTTCGTCCGACCGACATGGGCGCTCCCAACTCGGTCTGCGCCATGGACGGCTTCTTCGTGTTCACGGTCAGCGACGGCAAGATCTGGGCTACCGACAATAACTCCATCATCATCCCCGGCCTGTCGTTTGCCACCGCCGAGAACAAGCCGGATGGATTGCTGCGCGGCGTGCCGTGGGCGGGTCAGCTGTTTCTGTTTGGGCCGTCCACCACCGAGGTCTGGGCCAACGCTGGCACCACGCCGTTCCCGTTCCAGCGATCAGTGGTGATCCCGCGTGGGCTGGCGGGTCCGTTCTGCGTTGCCGGTTTCGAGGACAACTTCAGCCGCACACTGTGCTGGGTGGCCGACGACAACACGGTCGTGCGGCTCAACGGCTATCTGCCTGAGAAGATATCACCGCCCGATCTCGATGGCCTGATCGAGAAGGTGCCGGCCAACAGCTCCGGCCAGAAGCGCGAGCTGGAGATGTCCTGCTACATCAGCCGGGGCCACGCCTTCATCCTGCTGTCGTCCACGACATGGTCGTGGGTGTTCGATCTCAACACGCAGAGATGGGCCGAGCGCAAGAGCCATCTGCGGACGCGGTCGCGCATCACGGGCGGCGTGTTCGCATTCAACAAGTGGCTGTGCGGCGATCAGCTGTCGACCAACATCAATGAGATCACCAATCTCACGCACACCGAAGCTCCGGGCTCGCAGCTGATCACGGGGGCGGCGTCATCTGGGTCCAGCGCCACTCATCCGCTCGGCCTCAACAATGTCGTCAGGCTGACATTGGCCAATGCGCGCCAGTTCTACAGCGACACGGTTGTTGTGACCGGCGTCGGCGGCGTTACAGCTGCCAATGGTGTGTTCAAGACATTCGTCGTTGACGACACCCATCTCGATCTGATCGACACGGTATTCGCTGGCAGCTATGTGGCCAACACCGGGGTTGTCACCGACACCGTCAATCCGGCGTTCCGCTGGCAGCTCGACAGCGGAGCCGTGGAGAATTTCCCGGTGGGCGCGCGCGTCGGTCGCTTCGATTGCGAGTTCGTGACCGGCGTCGGCATGGCGAGCGGCTCGCATGCGATCAACATCACGGGCGCGGTGGCGGGCACGTCGTTTCCCTGGCCCACGCCTCCACCCGCCACGGCGAACCGTATCCGCCTCACCGTGCCGCATACCCAGTTCCTGCGCGACGGCGATGCCGTCACCGTGTCCGGTGTGGCGGGCACGACCGAGGCCAACGGCACCTGGGCGATCGACGTGCTCGATGGCACCACCATCGAGCTGAACGGCAGCAGATTTCAGAACGCCTATGGCGGCGGCGGCATTCTCACCGGGTTGACCGCGTTCGATCCGATTGAGACGGACCCGATCGTGGAGATCAGCTGGAGTGATGACGGCGGGCAGAACTACTACGCGCCGATCCAGCGCAAGCTCGGCCGGCAGGCGCAGACGCGGCAGCTCGTCTCGCTGATCGCTTGCACCGGGCGTTCGAGCTGGAACGCGCGGCGCTGGCGGCTGGTCATTGCCGATCCGGTCTATATCGGGTTCATGGCGGCGTATCAAAACCAATCGTCCAAGGTGTCGGACATTGGCTGATGGCGACGCAGATCAATCGCATTCCGCCTCCGGGCGTTCCGCTGGTCGATACCAAGACCGGGATCATTAATGAGTACTGGTGGGATTTCCTCGCCGGTCTGGCGGGCGGGCAACCACTGAAAGATTTCGCCGACGACACCGCAGCCGCTGCCGGCGGCATTGCGCTCAACGGGTTCTACCGCACCGGTAGTGCCGTCAAGATCAGGGTGACGTGATGGGCCTATTTGATTTGTTCAGCGGCTCTGACGAAGCCGAAGCCGCTGCGGCCAAGAATGCTGCGCTCTATCAGCAATACGGCATCGACACCGGCAACCTCTATGGCGGCTACAGGACCGACGCGACTGGTGCGCTGACTGGCGCGAAGGGTGCAGCACTTGGTGCGCTCGGTGAGGGCTTGAGCACCAGCACCGATTTGCTGCGGCAAGGGTTAGCGGGCGCGGCAGATGCCGGCAGGGCCAGCGTTGATGCCTACGCACCATTGAGCGCGCTCGGCGACACTTACGGGAAAGGGGTCAACCGCTACATGGATGCGCTCGGCCTCAACGGTCCAGGGGCAGCGGGGCGTGCGCAAGCAAGCTACATGGCGTCGCCGGGGGTTTCGTATCAGATCAACGAGGCAACGAGAGCGGGCACCAACGCCGCCTCGCGCACGGGCAATGTCGGCGGCGGCAGCACGGCGCTGGCGATTGCCAATGCCGCGCGCGGCGCGACCGCCCAAGATTACGGCACGCAGTATCTCGATCGGCTTGCGGGTTTCATCAATCCGCAGCTGCAGGCGACGGCCGGCGCGGCCACCGGCATTGCCGGCGCGAACAAGACGCTCGCCGATATCTACTCGCAGGGGTACGGCGGTCTTGCCAGTGCCTATGGCCAGAACGCCACGCAGCGGGCCGCGCTGGAGAGCGGTTATGGCTCGGATCTCAGCAACGTCTTCGGCAACTACACGGCGGGACAGGCGCAGTCGCTCAAGGACGTGACGGCCGGCAACGCCCAGGCCAACAGAGATGTTGCGGCGGCTGGCCAGACCGATGCCTCCAACCTGTGGGGCCTGCTCGGTGCGGGCGTGAAGGCAGCGAGCGGTGCCTTTGCTCCCGGCGGTGCTGGCACAAAGTCTCTCTACGGCTAGAGGTAGACCAATGGCCATCAATCCATTCCCGCGCATTCAGCCGCTGGAGATCACCCCAGCGTTGCCATCCGGTGCGCGTGCGCCCGAGGGCACGTTCTCCAACATCGCCAGCCTCGGCGACGCGATCGGACAGTATCGCGAGCGCAACGCGATGGGCGAGCTGCTGAAGGGCGCGATCGATCCGACGACCGGCGTGCTCGACACCAACAAGGCCGCCACGCTGATCGCGCTCTCCGGTCGCGATCCGACAAAGTATCTCTCACTGGCGGAAGCCGCCTCGCGAGCGAAGGAGGCTTCCAGCTATCGCCAGGAGGCGCTCGACATTGCGCGCCAGGGCCGCGATATCGAGGAACGGCGGTTTAAGATCGAGGAGGAGAAGGCCGGTCGCCCCGCCGTCACGATCAAGGGGACGGGGACGCCGCTCGATCCCTACCAGCGGGTTACGATTGATCCCCGTACCGGCAAGGCGACGATCGATCCGCTGGAGGGTGGACAGCCTCCCATACCCCCGCCGCCGCCCCGTGCGCCCGTGCCAGGAAGCTCGGCGCTCCCAGGTGGAGGTGGAGGCCCCGACGTTGCAGATATCTCACCAGCGGGCTTCCCAGGCGCTCCTGGCCCCGGCTCTCCGTTCGATCCCGAGCTGGCCGCGCCCTACCGGGTGGCAGGGCCGATGGTGCCGCCGCCGACGCCCGCGAGCGATGTCATCCAGGCGCAGGCCACGCAGCCGGCGGCCAAGCCCGCCGGAGCAATCCAGCGCCCCGATGCGGTGCGCCCGCCTCCCAAACTAGTGGAGGGAATAACGCCAGAGCAGGAACCGTGGGTCGAGAAGTACGTGCA